CGTTCGCAAGCGCACCCAGGCCGGCAACCTGGTGGGCACTCCCGAGGCGGCACAGCAATCCGAGCCCAAGGAGCCGGCCGAACCGCCGCCCGAGGAGTAATCGGGCTCTTTCGCCCATAGTGCGTCTGGGCGGGCCGGCTGTATGGTCCGCCCGCATGCCGCAAGCAACTGCCAAGCGAGTAGAGAAGCGAGAAATTCCTTCGCTGAGCCTGCGCGCCACAGTGGTGCCCGGCTCCGTCGATCTCGAAGCGCGAACCATCGAAGTCATTTGGAGCACTGGGGCAAGAGTCCTCCGCGGCTGGTGGGATCCGTTCTACGAGGAACTATCCCTCGACCCCTCGCACGTCCGGATGGGCCGCCTCAATAACGGGGCGCCGCTGCTCGACGCTCACCAATCCTGGTCGCTACGCACCGTGATTGGCGTGGTTGAGGCGGGTAGCGCGACGGTCGACGGCAAGGAAGGTCGCGCGAAGGTCAGATTCGCCAAGGCCGAAGACGACCCGGAGGCCGACAAGATCTACCGCAAGATCGTCGACGGCATCATCCGGAACGTCAGCGTTGGCTACAACGTGCACCGCTACAGCCCTGACAAGCTGGAAGAGGGCAGCCGCATCCCAGTCCGGACCGCTATCGACTGGGAACCCTTCGAGATCTCGCCCGTGCCCATGGGCGCGGACGATGACGCTGGCTTTCGAAGTAAAGACCAGCAAACAAAGAACATCTGTGAATTTGAGTTCGAGACCCGCGCACAACAGGAGACCGCATCCATGCCGGATGAAGTGACCACCCCCCCGACCGCCCAGGACACGGCCGCCGCTGAGGAGCGTGGACGAGTCGCCGAGCGCGCGCGGTCGAGCCAGATCAGTGCCGCGGTCGCTCTGGCGATTCGCGGCGGCTTGTCGCAGCAGGCTGCAACGCGAATCGAACAGGCCGCGATCGCCGATGGCACGCAGACCGTCGACACGGTGCGCGCCCAGGTCTTCGAGGAACTGGCCAAGCGTGACGATGGGCTCTCGGGAGCCGGCGGCCCCAACCGCATCGAGGCCGGCGAGGATGCAACCGACAAGTTCCAGCGTGGCGCCAGCGCCTGGCTATTCTTGCGCGCAGGCATCGCCGGCACACTGGCCCGGGCACAGCAGGCGAACCCAAACCATGCCGCCTTCCGCAACCTGTCCAATGATCCGGGCGAGTTCCGTGGCTTGAGCATGCGCGACATTGCTCGCGAGTGCCTGGAGCGCGCAGGGGCCAAGACCCGCGGCCTATCGCCACTCGATCTGGTCGGCCGTGCGCTTACCTTCCGGGCTGGCGGCGGCATGAACAGCACCAGCGACTTCGCGATCTTGCTCGAGAACGTGATGCACAAGGCATTGCTCAGTTCCTACATGGTCACGCCGGACACGTGGTCGAGGTTCTGCGGCACCAAGAGTGTCACCGATTTCCGCGACCACAATCACTATCGACTGGGATCCTTTGGAGTACTCGAATCTCTGAACGAGCATGGCGAGTTCAAGAACAAGAGCATTCCGGACGCCGAGCGCGTCAAGACAAGCGTCACCACGAAGGGCAACATCATCGCCCTGTCTCGGCAGGCCATCGTCAATGACGACATGGGCGCCGTCATGGACACCGCGAACGGCTTCGGCCGATCCTCGAAGCTGACCGTCGAGGTTGCTGTCTACAGCCTGTTGGCCCAGAACTCCGGCCTGGGGCCAACCCAGACGGACGGCCAGCCCTTCTTTCATGCGGCGAACCGCAAGAACGTCAGCACCTCGGCAGCCATCACGGTCAACGCCATCGATGCAGACCGGGTGGTGATGGGCAAGCAGAAGGACCCGAGCAACAACGAGTACTTGGATCTGCGTCCAGCCATTCTGCTCGTCCCGCTCGAGATCGGCGGCACCGCACGCGTGATCAACGCAAACGAGTACGACACCAAGGACAACTCCTTTCAGACCGCCAACAAGGTCAGGGGATTGTTCCGGGATGTGGTGGACAGCGCGCGCATGAGCGACATCAGCGCGACCCGGCGGTACCTGTTCGCGGACCCAAACGTGTGGCCGGCGATTGTGGTGAGCTGGCTGGATGGCCAGACCGAACCCTTCTTGGATTCGACCGACGGTTGGCGAGTCGATGGCGTCGAGTGGAAGTTGCGGCTCGACTTCGGCGTCAAGGAATTCGACGCGCGCGCGGCCGTGACCAACGCCGGCACCTGACCGCTGAGCAGCTGATCGACAGCCAACACACTCGACTTTCGGAGATCGCTCGATGAGAAACTACATCCAGCCCGGCCACATCCTCACGCTCACTGCCCCGTATATCGTGGCGTCGGGCGCGGGGGCGCTGGTCGACGGCATCTTCGGTGTCGCGACGGTGGACCTGGCAGCCGCAGCGAGCGGCGAGTTCATGGTGTGCGGTGTGTTTGACCTGGCAAAGACCTCCGCGCAGGCGTGGACGGTCGGCCAGCAGATTTTCTGGGACAACACGAACAAGCGCTGCGACAGCTCCAGCCAGGTGGGTCCGGAAATCGGTGTGTGCACCGAGGTGGCCGCGAACCCGACCAGCACCGGCAAGGTTCGGCTCAACGGCATCGGCGTGGATCGCGATGAGCTCGTCGATGCGGAGGGCTCGCCAGCGCCGACCTCGGTAGCGACCGCGGGCGCAGGCACGATCACCGCGGCGATGATCCTCAGCAAGATCTACGTCCGGGACTGCGCCGGCGCTGGCCGCACCGACACGCTCGCGACCGCGGCCGAGATCGTGGCGGCGCTGCCGAACGCCAAGGTTGGCGACGTGCTGCAGCTCTACGTGATCAACGGCGCGGATGCCGCAGAGGCGATCACCCTCGCGGCCGGCACCGGTGGCGCGTTCGACGCGAATCAAACGGCAACCTCGCGCGTGGTAGGGCAGAACACTTCGAAGCTGGTGCACATCAGGCTCACCAACGTGACCGCTGCTTCCGAGGCGTACGTCGTCTACGCGTGAACCGTGCTCGACACCCAGGCCATCATCGGGATTGCTGACGAAGCTTGCCTTGCGATCTGGGGTGAGCTCACGCAGTACACCGTTGGTGGCGTGACGCACGATGTCACGGGTGTTTTCGAGGCGGCTTATGTGCGCGTCCAGGCGGGCAGCCCAGGCGTGCAATCCCAAGGGCCAGCGGTTTTCTACCAGCTGGCATTGCTGCCCAGCGATCCGCAGGAATTCGAGCCCACGCAGATCGTGATCCGCGGCATCGCTTACAAAGTGATCGAAGTGAAACGCGACGGGCAGACGGGCGTGCTGCTGCACCTGCACGTGGTGTGACATGGCACACCCACGCAAGCTGATCAGGGATGCGGCCAAGGCGCAGCTGCTGAACAAGACCGCTGCCGGTACCAGGATCTCGACCACGCGCGTCACGCCCTGGCGGCCACAGGAACTGCCGGCCATCTCGATCTACATGCTGCGCGACCCAGTGCAGCCCGAGAGCATGAAGAGCGCGCCACGTGAATTGGAGCGCAGGCCGGCGATGGTCATCGAGTGTGCGCTCAAGATGAAAGACGCGTTCGTGACTGCGAACGGCGGAAACATCGACGACGCTTTGGATGCGTTTGAATTGCAGGTGCTCAGCGCGATCTCTGCTGACGACACCCTTGGCGGCACGGTGGGTGACATCGTTATCGAGGATAGCGAGATCGAGATCTTGCGTGATGGGGATCAGATGATCGGGGTGATCGCATGCCCCTTCTACTGCCGATACCACATGTACATGCCCGAGGCTGTCGACGTGCCGCTCGATGACTTTGACAGCGCGGACATCCGCTACAGCCTGGCCAACGCGGTGCACGTCGACGATCAGGCCAACGACCTGCTCGAGAACCTGTACGCGACACCTTGAGGACTTGCCCATGTTCGTGAAACCGAAGCCAGGCCTGAAAGTACGCGATGAGATGTCGCGGCTGCACTTGCCCGAGGAAGGCAAGGAAGTGCCGGAATCTAGCTACTGGCTGCGCCGGCTGCGCTCGGGTGATGTGACCAGGTGCGAGCCGGCTGCGGCTGCGAAGGCGAAGGGAGAAAAGTAATGACCATCTCGTTCAACTCGATCCCGAGCAGCATCCGCATTCCATTTGTGAGTGTCGAGATCGACAACACCTTGGCGAACCAGGGCGCGGCCCTACTCGCGTACCGAGTGTTACTGGTCGGTCAAAAGACTTCGGCGGGCACGGCGGCGGCGAACAGCCTGACCCGCGTCACCAGCGCATCGCAGGTCCTCACGCTGGCAGGTCGCGGTTCGATGCTGCACAGGATGGCGCTGCGCTACTTCCAGAACAACGCATTCACCGAGACCTACATCGGTGTCGTTGAGGACAACGGCGCTGGGGTCGCTGCCAACGGCACGATCACCGTGAGCGGACCCTCGACAGCGGCCGGCACGGTCAACCTGTACCTGGGCGGCACGCTGGTCACCGTCGCGGTTGCGAGTGGCGACTCAGCGAATTCGATCGCCACTGCGATCAACGCGGCGATCAACGCGAACCTCGATCTGCCGGTCACCTCCACGGTTCTGAACGCCGTGGTCACGGTCACCTTCAGGCACAAGGGACTGGTGGGAAACAGCTTCGACATGCGTGCGAACTATCAGGACGGTGAAGCGTACCCGGCCGGGGTGTCGCTCGCCTTCGTGGCGCTTGCCAGCGGCACGACGGCACCGGCGCTGACGACTCTCATCGCGGCGATGGGTGACATGTGGTTCCAGGTCTGGGGCATGCCCTACGCCGATTCCACCACACTAACGGCGGTAGAGGCGGAGCTCTCCTCGCGCTTCGGCCCGATGCGCATGATTGATGGGGTCGCAATCACGTCGGCCGCCGGCAGCGCGTCCACGCTCGGCACGCTGGGCGACACTCGCAACAGCCCGCACGTGTGCATCACATCGCAGCCTGGCGAGCTCCCGCTCACCCCGCCGATGGAGTTCGCCGCTGCTGTCGCCGCAGTGGTAGCACTGAATGCCAATATTGATCCGGCGCGGCCCTTCCAGACGCTCGCCCTCGCCTGCGTACTAGAACCCGCGGAGTCCGATCTGTTCACGAACACGGAGCGCAATCTGCTGCTGTTCGATGGGGTCTCCACAAGCAAAGCGAGCGGCGGCGTAGTGCAGATTGAGCGACTGGTAACGACCTACCAGACCAACGGCGCTGGCGCGTCGGATCCGTCGTACCTCGATGCGACAACCATGCTCACCCTGCTGTACCTGCGCTTCAGCTTCCGCAATCGCATCCTGACCCGGTATCCGCGGCACAAGCTCGCCAACGACGGTACGCGCTACGGCGCCGGCCAGGCCGTGATCACGCCTCTGATCGGCAAGGCAGAAGCGGTTGCATGGTTCCGCGAAATGGAGGAACTCGGCCTGGTCGAGAACTTCGATTCCTTCGTGGCAAACCTGGTCGTCGAGCGCAACGGCTCAGACGCCAACCGCCTGGACTTCCTCTTGCCGCCCGACCTCATAAACCAGTTCATCGTTGGCGCGGTGAAGATCCAGTTCCGCCTGTAACTCGCGAGCACTGACCAACCCATTCGAGGCATAGAGACATGTCACAGCGACGCGCGGGCATCATCCAGATCCAGGTCCAGGGCGAGATCATGGACGCCAAGGGTTCATTTTCATACAACCTGGGTCGCGAGAAGCGCGAGTCCATCGTCGGGGCTGACCGCATCCATGGCTACAAAGCGATGCCGCAGCCAGCGTTCATCGAGGGCGAGATCACGGATCGTCAGACTCTGGACCTCGACAAGCTGGTCAGCGCAACCGAAGTGACGGTCACGCTGCAGCTCGCCAACAGCAAAGTGATTGTCCTGCGGGATGCATTCTTTGCAGCCGAAGGAACTGGAAACACCGAAGACGCAAACATCCAAGTGAGATGGGAAGGCGCTTCGGCAGACGAGGTGCGCTGATGAAGTACAAGCTCCAAGAGCCGATCACCCTGGGCGAGGGCGAGCCGATCACAGAGCTCACCCTGCGCGAGAAGATCGTTGCTGGGGACATGCGTGGGCTCGCCATGCGCGACCCGATGCAGCACGACGAGATTCTCAAGCTGATTGGGCGGCTGGCCGGGCAGCCAGACCCAGTGGTGAACCGGATGGCGTTCGCGGACTACGTGGAGGTGTCCGCGCTGGTGGCGGGTTTTATGGAGCCTGGCCCAGCGACTGGGACAAAGCAGTCGCTGCAATAGCGGCCACATTTCACTTTCCATCGTCCGAACTGTGGGCGATGG